TGGATGCTGCATTGTAATCCCCGAGAAATAGAACTTGATAAACCCGCCCTAATTGCTGGAGTTGCCCCACGTTAATCCAGCCGGTACCAAGCAAGAACTGGTAAGGCTTCACCGCTGATACAACTTTGTCGTAGTAGGTAAGCGTCTGTTGCTTATAAAGAACCCCAACAGTGTTTAGGCGGTAATAGTCGCCATCCACCACAACAGACCCCGCGTTTGTCCCGGTGTCGGCGTGTAATTGCCAAGTAGTCCATTGGTCGAATAAATAATTGTACACCGCAATATGCGAAGTCCCCGCAATAAGAAACCGAACCTCATGTTCTTTCTGGAACACATGGCCGTCTATCGCATACTGCTGGAACGTAACTTGGTCCTCTACCTTAGCCCCCTTGGGCGTAACCTGCATATTGCGAGCGCAGAGCATTAGTCCTTGCCGGGTCTGGAAGAACACACCCGCAGGAGTTTCAACGCGGCATGTGCCATCAAGAGCACCTTGGCCCGGAGCGAATACCCTTAATGGGGAAAACCCTGGACCCGCACCGGAATCGCTCGGCCCATCGCCTGACATATAGTAGCCGTTACGCTCACCAAAAATAAGCAAGTGTTCCAAATTGGGACACAGGGCACGAATCTTTTCTGAACGATTATCTACTGACCGGATAAATGAATCACTAAACCCAGTTTCGCGATTTTCAGAAAACCGCTTAGAGAACCAAACAGTGTTTTCGGTAGTGGCGAGGAACACGCGGTCTTTCCAAAGGGCTATGTCATATTGCGACGGTGGGCAGATATGTCCTGCATTGCCTCCAGTAGTATAGAGGACGCCATTATCTATAAGGCTAGCATCGGGGAGATTATCAACCACCTCTTGCCATGGTACGGTATTGTCTACCAACGCTTCCGCACACCGGTAGTAGATAGCGCCACCACCCGTATCATTCACACTTGTTCGGTAGAGAACAATCTTCGCCTCGGAGCGCCCACCCCAATAATTGGCAGCAACGCCACCGGGCAGAATCGACGCGGTGAGGTCTTTTTTATATGTTAATTGGAGCGTGTAGACTTGGAATGTAACTTTTTTACCGCCCGAAGTAACACTATGTATTACCGGCATAGATGGATTTGACCGTTGGATTTTACCGTGAGTATCAACCCACTCGTAAATTGCCACCCAAGCGTGTGACCCTGCATCAACGGTTCCCGCAGATTCTGCGAAAGAATGAATCTCGGGCCACCAAAAAAAGTTTTGCTCTTTAAAGTAGTCCCCTGAATAATTCCAAAGAATACCCCCTGCGAGCATTAAGGCACCGTTCGCCTCTACGCTCGGGAGATATCGAGTAGGGGCCATATCAACCGTTGATAACCCGGCGTCCATTGCGGTTATTTCCGCACCATCTTTGCCGATATTTACGCCGCTATAAACAGAGGAACCAAAACGAAATTTATCTGCTGTTTCCGCGATAACCCGAGGGAGGGTTTGCATAAAATTAAGGCGATAAGTTACGCTGTCTTCCCTGTGGGACAAAAAGCGGAAGTTGATATCTTGTGTCCACGGACCGGCGCTACTTGCACCCTTGGCCACGACTTCCCCGTGCTGATTAAGAAGCATCTCTACTGAATTGTTAAATGTGTTAACGCTAAAATCACCATCGACATCATTACCCCGAGCAGCATAGCCCGCAGTGAAATAGAAATCCGAGTTGTAGTAAAAAGCATCCCCCGTAATGGTGCACCAGTGGAGGTCAATATCATTGTCGGTGATTCCGGTACTGCCATTCGTCAACAAGTCATAGGAGCAAATCAAGTGCCGTTGGGAGCGTTGTCGCATGGCCGTGGTGTTTTTTATCATCGTGACAAAAAATCGAATCTTATTATCGGTGGATTGCCGCGCCCCAACCCCCGCGCAACCGTTCAATAACAAGTACCCTGAAGCCGATGCGTCAACGAAAGACGTTGAACCCCCGTCAATGGTTGCAAGATTGCTCGCCCCTAAACGGTCTAGATCAGAATCATAAACATTGAGCATCACCCCATTCGGCTCGTCTGCTGTTCCTACACCCGAACTAAAGTCGCCTGATTTTGTATAACCAACGCAAACATAGAGGTCATTACTTGACCCGTGCGGTCGCACCACACTCAGCATTAACCCGCCAGCAACCTCTATCTGCTCTGTGTCTGTTGTGTACTCCTCGGTCGATGATGACCCCGCCGAGGTCATTAGGTTAGGGTCGTGAAAATGGATTGCGTCGCTAATCTTCACAACTTCGGGGGTGCTCTGCTCTCCCTCACCGCCTCCGGTAAATACCCCGGTCGAAGCGTTAGCTTTCCAGGTGGATAGGCGCAACTTTTGGCCGGTATCATCCAGCCGCCGCAAAAGAACAAAACCGTTAGCCGAAGCCCCTTCGATGTAATTTGTGGGCGCAACGTGCCAATGGGGGTAAGTTTGGTCTACGCTAAAAGTGACGCCGCTTGCGCCATCGGTCAAGGCAGCGCCGGGAACTATGGTGGAACTAAGCCCCGCATTAGTATCAAGAAGAAGGTGCTTTACTCGGCCAGAACCCACATGGACAAAGATATAGACAAAGCGGCCAATAGAAAGGACTTGAGCGCGGGGAACATTATGAACGCTATTGTTTGTCACGAAGAGATTAATAAGCTTCTTCCCGACAATTTCGGCCCTTGTTGTTTTGTCGATTACCTTTGCGTAAGTTCGCCATGAGTGGGCGTTTATCAGGGTTCCAGTACCGGCAGTAGCCGCTTCAGGGGCAGGTTTCCCCGTAAAATCCAAGGTATAGGCGCTCGTACTCGTTACGGCACTAACGCGGTAATCGCCATCAGTCCAATCCGCATGAACAAACGCTTCCGTCACCTTCCCACCAGGAGAAAAGTTATGGTCTGTTGCGCCGTTTATGTCTACCGCACCATAGCCAGCGTAGAATCGCCAAGCGTCAAGCCGCGTATGGCCGGTATTAGCGGCAAACTGAACAGTCACACCTTCATTTAGGGTCTGGGGTGTAGTGGTGCAATTCAAAGTAGCGTAACTGCCCCATGTCCCGGCGTCGTTCTGAGTCCTCCACTGAAATATGTCCGGCGTGCCAGTGGTGTTTAATACAATCTCGTACAGTAGCCGCTCAGTGTTCGTATAAGTGCCGCCGGTACTCATATCATTTAAGGCCGAACCACCAACAGGGTCATAGGTGATAGCCCCGATTGTAGTAGGCGCTTTAGGAGTCACGCTCGTAAAATCAACCGTTCGCGTCGTTGTTTCTGATGGGTCAATCTCAGACCATACGTGGACCTCAAAGTCTCCGGATTGTGTTATTTGGGTAGCCGTTTGAACGAGGTTAGAGTCTGCCGCCGTGCGCTCCCTCTCTAGGGTACACCCAACAACGGTACCTTTATTCACCCAATTGTCATCATCGGAAGTTTTCGTGTAGCCATAGCGACCGTCGAAGGCGAGGACTTCATCCCCATAGGCGGCAACAGCTTTCCCCACGCTAACAGTAGTCGCAGAATCGGATAACGCCGGAACGGTATTCGAGAGACTCCAAAAGCCCTTCCGCTTCTTAGCCTCACCGCCCTTTAGAAATTGGACATTTTTAGCATCGGCCAACTCTCCAAGCGGAAGCACACGGTCAGATATCTTCTCATTGGTTCCCTTAGCGATAGGTAAGCCGATTATTTTCTTTTCTAAGGCCATTAAAATACCCAAATATCCACAGTGACCGTTGTTCCTACGCTGCTATTTAACAGCAGGGTGCGGTCAGTCGCCGGATTCGTTTTTTGACGGTCGATAATGCTAGAGGCCGTTTCCCGGTGTCGCGTTATAATCCACCCCTTAAGTTCACGCCCAAGTTTGTGAGAGATTGAGTTATCCCCATTCACAAGGTCGATTCTCTCAAGCAAATGCCCATCCAGCAACGGGCAAGCCTCAACAGACCGAAAGCTATTCTCTAGGCTGTTCTGGACAGACTCTATGCTGTCGTCATCCGTGGTATTTCGGACATACGGGCTAATGAATGAATTCTGGGCCATAGCCTACCTAGTTGAAAAGGTTAATCCACGTATCACCGTGGGTGCCAACTGTAACGTCTACAATCTTATGCGGTTCCCCTGCGTCTTTACGGGGCGCTGCGTTCTCGATTCGTTTCTGGAGGTCAGCTTTTTCAGCTAATAGCATTCTAACGTCGGATTCTTCCTTCATCAGGCATTTGATGGCCGCCGCTACTACGAGGTATTCCTGGTAGCCAATTGCAACACTCTTGTTTTTAGAGTTAATGTTGGCCGCGTCATCTTCGCCGCCTGTTCTAAACTGTTGGCATTCAGGGATATAGTGGAGCGTCACAGTCCCCGATGGAGGAGTAGCGGGGATAAAGTGAATCTTATCATCCCGAATCTGATACCGAAGGGCCGCGAGATTCCCCGACACAACTCCAGCATTGCTGTTGTACATATTCCGCTCTTGAAACGAGTAAGGCTTAATCGAATAAGTAACCCCACCAGTCTCAAAATCGACACCTAAAGATTTGTAGAAGTCAGAGGGTAGCGTCCCCGGATTAGTCCCTGGTAAGGAATAAGTTGTGGTGTTCACATAGTAATCCTCAAAGCAGAGAATCATAATATCGTGCAGCTCCGCCAAAGCAGCATTCAACCAAACCCTAATCTCGGTGTCTGAAACGAATGTAGAGCCTTCCATATCCGCCCGTTGGCGCACTTGCGTCATAAGGGTAGAGAAGACTTTATCGTTAGTAGGCATT